AGTCTTTCCTGGTCGTCACCTTGCTCCGCAGGTATGAACCCGCATTGCCCTTGGTTGGGTTGTTACTTAATAGTAACGATTGGTACTCAGGGAAGGATTCGAACCTCCACGGGCTGCCATTATAGTGACCACATCTTGTTCAGATGATTTTTAACCCACATTGCTATAACCATATGTTACGTCTACCAGGAGTCATTATCTAGAATGTTCTCACTTTCGCCACCTGAGTGTTAAATAATTGGGAGGAGCTATCCTCCCAATTTATTAAATTTCAATCTTACGGATTTTTTCAATATGATAGTTTGGGTTGAACTCACTCTTAGCGATATCATCAAACATTGAGTATCCATAACCGTAGTAGTATCTTACTTTAGGTCCTGCAATTGCGGTAGTTCCGTAAGATGCTAGGTCAATTGAATATACGTATGGGTCACCAACCTTTTCAACATAACTTGTATAATTACGGTATGTTGAACCCATGTTACACTCATTGTCAGACAAGATAAAAACACGGTCGTATTTTCTACCTGAACTTTGAGCCTTCGCCCAAGCTTGTGACAAGTTTGTACCACCCATTCCTTTACGGATAGATTTTGCCAAACTGAACACATCTTGGTTAGGGTTATAAGTAATATACTCAGCACTTGAACCGAAACGGATAACATCTGCATTTGTCGCCTTAGCAATTGTCATTCCGATTAGACTTGCTTTATCCATACAAGTACTCTTGTAATTTGTTTTTCTGTTAGGGTCAAGTACTTCAGTGTCCATAGAACCTGACATATCAATGATTACAAGGTTGTTACCTGTAAGTAGTTCTTTAAGGTTCGGAACCGCCAACTCATAACCTGTCAATAAAGCTTTTGACAACTTTCTTGAGTTAGTATCACTAAACTCAGAGTTCATTACTTCATTTGCCAAGTCAAGTTGGTATGGCATAATCTTACCTTTTTTAATCAATTCAGGATTTGAAACCAAATCACACAGAGTGTCAATTGTTTTCGCCTCAGGTTTGTTGGTAAGAATGTTTCTCATATTTCGAATAGCGGCCAAAATACCCAACTTACCTTCAGTCAATAACCCTTTCCAGTTTTCTGACTTTTGTTCAGTTAATACTTCTTTAGCTTCTGATTCTGAGAGTTTACCTTCACGAACCGCTTGTGCAACAATTTGACCTGCGTCAGATTGTGCAACTTCCCAAGTATCCGCAGATACATTATACCCTTTAATGATTGCTTCGAACGCTGGTACTTTTTTATCCATGTAATCAACAAGAGCTTTTGATTCATTTGGGTCTGGATGTACCAAATTAATCATGTCAAGTACTGCCGATTTGTACTTTAACAGACTATAAGCATCCATTTTTTCAAGTGCTTCACGGAAACCTTTTTTCATTGCGTTTGTGATACTCTTATCATTCATCGCAGTATATGCCGCAACGATTTCTGCCATATCATCAGGACGGAAAATCGTTCCACCTTTTTGGTTTTTCTTATCCCATACGGAGAAGAAACGTTTTGACCATTCTTTACCACTCATATATGGTGCCAAGTAAACGGCCGCCAAGTGGTTGATTGAACGCATACCTTCTCCGACACAACGAGAGTATACAATACACTGTGCCGCGAAGTATGGGTCTTCTTTACCACATACATCAATTAATTTCTTCAGTTCACGCATTGTATCATTCTCTGAACGATAAAATTGTGGTTGAAGTTTTGATGTGTTTAACAGTGAGATTAGTCGTAGCCAATTATCGATATCATAAGCTTCATAACCTTGTAGGTTAGTTGTGTTTGGTTTAGGAACCGACATTTTTGCGACGAGATTTTTCTTTGGTTTTGTAGAGTCCAACTTCTCTTTTAATCCTGTGTTTCTGAATTTAGCCATAGTTACTACGTCTTTTATTATTTATTGTTTATTGGAAGACAATCATATACATTAAACTATAGATTGTCAAATATTATTTATATTTTAATTGTGATTTAGCACATGCTTTACCGAAACTGAACGCTCCTTGACTATCGTGACCATCAGGAATTTGGTTATAGTATTTTCCATCGGTCATTGATAACTCAAGCCATACTGCTTTTGATGGGTTAAGTTTTTCACCACATCTTTCACAGTATATGATTTGTTCTTTCATTCTGTAAAAGTAAATAAAAAACTAAATAAAAACAAAAAAAGTTGCCATTTCCACGCAATTATGCCAAGGAATGTACCTGTAAAATAAAATCCAATCCAAATATGGTAAAAATTACCCCAAAATCCGTGGATGGATTCAACCCCTAAAATACCGCAAAACAAGATATTAATAATACTAACCGAAATAGGAATTACCAGTGTTAGTGAATATAGTTTTAATGACAAACCTAATCTATCAATCAGTGGTGTTAACAAAGACAAAGTTTTCTTATTGAAAACTCTGAACATTGGAAATAACGAATGGAATATCTGTTTCATATAAGCAAAAATAAGGTGGAGTTTTCACTCCACCAAATTTATTTTTTTGATTATTTCAGTCCGTACATAACGTTGGCACCTTGACCAAGTTGTGTTTGTGGAACTGCTCCATCCCATTTCTCAATCCACATTTGTTGTAGAAGAAGAGGAGTTAAAGTTTGTTGTCTCAATCGGTTAGATTCGGCTTCAGCTTTTGCCGATGTCAACATTGCTTGAGCGTTACCTTCAGCGGTTGCGATTTTAATTTTAGCTTCAGCCTCGGCTTGTTTAACCTTATTTTCTGCCATAAGTGCTGATTGAACAGCATTATTCTTGGCCTCAATTGCGTTTTTGAACGTCTCAGGATAAACTAAATTTGATGTCATTTGAGAAATCATGAAACCTTCACTAATAAGTGTTGAATCAAGTTGAGCTCTTACTTTAACCTCAAACTTTTCACGATTAGATATGAGTTCTTCGGCGGTATAAGCATTTGCGGTCAAACGAAATGCGTCATATACTGCAGTTTTAAGAAACCCTGATTGAATCTGCTCAAGTGAGACACGATACTTTGAATAGATGTAAGGTACCTTTTCCCGTTGGACCGAATAGTTAATCAAAGGTGATACATGGAATTCAGAACCATCTTTAGAGTTTACAACAAATGATTCCTCACCTGTGTATTCTTTGTGTTGCATAAAGGTAGGAAACTCTACAATCTTAGCTCCGATAGGGTTATAAAATACCCAACCTGTTACTTCAGTGATGTCATCAACACCCTTACCATCACCATACATATTCACTTTAACACCTACGTGTCCCGCATCAATTCGTTCACAAGATGCAAACATTACTGACATTACCACAATCCCAAGGATTACTCCCACCACAAGTTTAAAAATGTTCATTTTTTTTGTTTTTATTAATTATTGATTTGATTATTTATTTTATTGTTTTGTTTCTTCGTCCTTGGTTGATTCATCGGTACCAAGATTTTTTTTGAGTTCCTTATATAAACTGTACTCTGTAATTACCACTACAAACCACGTAATTAGGTAAATAAAAACTCCAATAAAATTTAAAACTGTATTGGATGTATTCATCAGTGTGAATATTTGCGTGGTTAGGGGCACGGTTAGTATCAATACTCCAACCATCATAAATGCAATGGCGGAGAGTTTTATTAGTTGTTTAGTTTCCATTATTTTTTTTTAAATGTTTGACAAATGTAGTATTAATTTTTTGAATATACAAGTTAAAATTTAAACGGATTCCAGTTAGCAATACTCCACTCAAGTTGTAGATTTTTTCTAACTCGTTTTTTCTTTTTTCTTGGTAGATTACAAGACTCTCGGAATTCTTTTTTAATTCGTTCTTTCCAATCCTCTTGTTGTTTTTCAAAATTGTAAAGTTCACTCATACCCATAAGGTAAAATGCTTCCCCGCCAAATAAACTATTCATCATATTATTAATCATTAAAAAGGTTTTCTAAATAACTAAACATTTCTTCTAAATGTTTGTAATCAGTGTGACGGCCAAGCATTTGTTCAAAATTTTCGTTTTCTTTTTTATACATCTCAAACATACGACTACCTGTCATTTTTGAGTATTGAACATTAGCAATACGGTCACACAACTTAACAAACACTGCTCCGTGAGTATTTCTGATACCCATATAGTAATTAGCATTAGCTCTTTCCTTACGGTTCTTACCTTTCTCATTGGTAAGAGCATAGATGATGTCAGCTGCGGTTATACCTAATCGTTCTTTAACATCGTTGTAAGATACACGAGTGTCCTCAATCAAGTCGTGTCCCCAAGCCGCTCGTCTAATATTAATTACATCAGGATAACCAGGATGTAATTTGTTCTTAGGTACCAACAGATTCATAAATTTGTCAGCAACATTAACAACCATTCTCAAATGGAACTCATACGGTAAGTATGTGTCGTAAAAATGGTTTGTATTTTTGTGTTGGTCTAATACCCAGTTAATTTTATCATTATCATTCATAAGACAAAGATATATTATTTTTCTCAAAGTAAAAAACAATCGGTGAATCATTTTCAACAATCAATCCATAATCTTTTGCCAACCTATAATTTGGAGTATCCCTTTCCAATCTGACAAGTGATGTTCGAACCACCTTACGGAAATGTTCCAGTGAATAAGTTGATTTCCATTTATTACACCTTGGGCAAGATGGATTTAGATTTTTAAAGTCATCTGAACCTTTAATAATCTTATGTTTATCCGCTTCCTGTTCGGTGAAGGTATGCCATTTGGGTTCAATGTGGTCAACCTGCGTTTCCTTGTAGGTTATCTCCTTTCCACAATAAGCACAATGTCCATTACATTTGTGGAATACCCTCTCCCTTAATTCTTTCTTCATTTAAAGTATGATTTGAATTTCAACCAAACTATTTCAGGGTAATTCCGCACCCACCAAAAGAACCAATAAATTTTTGTAAAAGGATTTAAGTTAATTCCTTCTTTAATCATTTTGGGTTTAACCTTAATAACTTTGTCGGGGTAAATATTAATTTTCTTCATAAATTCCTTTGCAGATTTGTTTATCATTGGAAGTGTCCCAAAGTTTTGGATTAACCATATGACAGGTATGTTTCCTACCAGTTCTATTAACGAACTCTCTTAATTTTTGGTTGTGGTTATTCTCCACCTTCCAAGGACATTCTTTACAACAGGACATATTATTTTTTTGAATAATGAATTTGGTCCAATCTTGACATAAGCCGATAATAAATGCTTAAATCCAACTCTTTGAATTCGTATTTATATTTTTTAAGGTATAGTTTAACTAGTTTTTTGGCACTAATTTCTTGTAGTGGAGTTTCGCAAGATTTAATGACATTTTCAACCCACAACATAACATCATACCAATTATTTCCGTTTGCAGACATAATAAATAAATTTTAACAAAGATATGTAAAATTTATATAATTACCAAATAACTAATAATAACATTCTTTATCGTATTAATGTAACATGGCCAAATATTATTTCAGGTTCTTTGTTAACACCTTTCCAAGTAACTTTATACTCATAAACGTCATTTTGAACATAATACCCTCCATTTCTAAAATTACCAATCCAAGAATCTTTTATTTTTGTGGATGAAAAAACTAAAATACCCCATCTATCAAAAATTAGAACTTCAATCCATTCCCAACCAACACCAATAGGATACCAACCATCGTTAATACCATCATCATTAGGTGTAAAAGCATTAGGTATGTATATACTTGAACATTCGTCTATAAAAACTTTATATGTAACAGGTAGTGAAGAACAATCATTTGAGATTCCGTAAACGGTTATAGTGTGTTCTCCAGGTTGGTACGTTGACCAATCTATTGTTAGTGTTTGACCGAAATGATATACCCCATCAACATACCAATAAAATATAGTATTCGGAGTATCAGAATTAACACTATACGTATATTCATGTCTTGAGTCTTCAACACAAATATCTAATTTTTGATTAGACTGTGAAAATACAGTCATGATTAATAAAAATAAAAATATTGTTTTTACAAATTTCATTAATCATGTGAAATATTATCTAAAACAGGAATAGGGTATACCGTCATATCAGCAGTTGCTGTAAATATACATCCCGCTTCTGTTATGGTATATGTTACCGTTTCTACTCCATCAGTTATTGGACAATACTGTCCGTTTACAATATTTGGTCCTGTAAAAATACCTCCAACTGGTGTTGCAACTAAATCTTCACATGGGTCACCTTCACAAAAAATTAATGGTGTAATTACTGGAATTATTTCAAGAATAAAAACATCGATTAGGATTGGGGGACCTTCACATCCTTCAGGAGTTGTTGCGTACACACTAACTCCGTTCGATATAATACCTCCAGGTGCTGATGACCAATCAACAGTTATTTGATTACTACCTTGTCCTGAAGTTAGAACTCCAGGAGACGATACATTCCATGTATAAGTATATCCTGGTATATCTGTAACTTGATATATTGATGAATTATCTCCTATACATACCGTATCAGGATTTGATGTTGTCAATTGTGAGAAAGATAAAAACGGAATTAATGTTAGAAATAAAAATATTAACTTTTTCATGAGTTTGTTTACATATAAATAGATTAATGTAAACAGTTTAAAAGTTAAACAAATGTTAAATTAAGTACCCTCAGAGAGATTCGAACTCCCACCATATCATCCGTAGTGATATATTCTAATCCATTAAACTATAAGGGTAAAAGCGGAGAATGGTGGAATCGAACCACACCCAACTTAATGGGTTACTGTTTAGCAGACAGTCGGGGAAACCATTTCCCTCTCTCACTCTCCATAATGGTGTGTCTAACCAGATTCGAACTGGTGCTAAAGGAACCACAACCCTTCGTGCTAGACCGCTAACACTATAGACACCATATAATAAACACACTCTCAAGCATTCTACTTCCCGCAGTACGAAATTGTATCTTACTTATCCCACAGTCATCGGTATGGGTACTTGAGTTTATGTGTTTTGACCACTGGTGGGATTTGAACCCCAAAGACCTTACGTATCGGTCACCCTCCTGTTCGTCCGTTCCAACGTAACTTACAACAGTGGTTTTTAATCAATAGGGGGATTGCGACATCCCTAGAACAGGTACTCCTATTGAAGTTTGTACCCCCTGAGAGACTCGAACTCTCACCCTAAGACATCATCCTAAGTGATGCGCGTCTACCGTTCCGCCAAAGGGGTATTTAATTTTAGCAGAGGCGAAGGGAATCGAACCCCCAAATCGTGTTACCGACCTACTTGTTTTCAAGACAAGCTCCTCGTCCATTCGGACCACCTCTATTTACTGAAGTATAAATCAGCTTCAGCGGTTCTTCTTTTAGTTAATCCTTTCAAAGCTCTTCCGCCTGCTTTATTCCACTTCATAAACTCATTTCTAATTGTTATATCATTAGGGTTTTTATTAACTTTTTTCAATAAAGTACTATTTTTTAAATTAACAGGTCCTAAATTATAACAAAAACTAACTAATGCATCGAATTGATTTTGGTTTATATCATCACGACAATATGAATCAACATATTGTTCAAACTTTAATAATGAATATTCAAGTAATTCAACTGCTCTTTGTTCAGTAATCACTTGGTCATTTAATGTGACCTTTTTACCATTTTCATAAAAAGTATTTCCAAAACCAATTGTTGGCACTCCCGCATCACACAAATAAGGTTTTAATTTTAAACCTTCAAAAGATTTAATTAATTCCAAACCTTTTTTTCCAATTTTAGTAATTTTCATATTCTATTTTATTTATAAATACCTATAAATAATTACTAAAAAGTTCCGTCTTCGCCCCCTATATAACGGAACAAGCAACGCCCGTGGTCAGCCACAGCTATTAAGGGAGCCCTTGCTTTCCCCATCCTGAGATTACAAATGAGTAGTCATATCGGTTTTCTATTTCTTAAAAACCTGCTGGGCATCCCCGTTAAAAACATCCAACACTACTGGGAGGGAATGTGTCTATCCCTTTATCCCACGATG